CCTCAGATCACCGGTGTCGTCGTCGCCTTCTCCGGGCGGGTCACCGAGCTGAAGGACGTCTCGCGCGCCGGCTTCACGATGACCGTCTCGGCCTGGACGGTGCTGCTGAACGTCAACATGGGCCCGGACGTCTTCCAGGCCGGCTGCCTCAACACCCATTACGACGCCGACTGCGGCTTGGCGGTTATCAACGCGGGCGGTCTCGCCGCATCGCCGCCGCAGAACCAGTGGGGCGGAAACGTCGGCGCCTCGCCGTCTCCGACCGGAACCGCGTTCGAGCTCGCGGGGGCCGCCGCCGGCATGGTCGACCACTATTTCGACAAGGGCACGATCCTCTTCACCTCAGGCCCCAACAACGGCCTGCAGCGCACGGTGCAGACCTACGCCGGCGGCGTCGCCAGCTTCGCGTTCGGCTTCCCGAACCCGCCGGCGCCAGGCGACACGTTCACGGCCCTTCGCGGCTGCCTGCTGACGCTGGCGGACTGCGAGGCGCAACGCCCCGTATCCGACGCCCAGTCGCACTTCCGCGGCCAGCCGTTCACGCCGCCGGCGGTGCAGGCCATCGCGTGACGCCGCTTCAGCAGCGGGCGGCCGTCGTTGCGGAGGCCAAAAGCTGGCTCGGCACGCCGTGGCGCCATCGCGGACGCCTGAGCGGCGTCGGCGTCGACTGCGCCCAGTTCGTGCTCAAGGTCTACGCCAACGCCGGGCTGATCGACGACTTCGACACCGGCGAATACCCGCGCGACTGGCACATCCACCGCGACGAGGAACGGTTCCTCACCTTCGTGCCGCGCTTCGCCCGCGAGATCGCCGAGAACGAGGCGGACGCCGGCGATCTCGTCATCTTCCGGATCGGCCGGGTCTACAGCCACGCCGCGATCGTCGTTGGCTGGCCGGTCGGCATCCACGCGGCGGTGAACGAGGGCGCGGTCGTCCTCTGCGACCTCGACCGCGACGTCGGCCTCACGTCCGGCCCGCGCAAGTACTTCACGTACGAGGGCTGGTGAGATGGCCGGACGCCAGGCCTCGCAGGCCATCACGCGCTATGCCGGCATTCAGGTGCAGACCTCGGCGCTCGGAATGCAGATCCCGGTCGGCTGGGGCACGTTTCGCTGCCGCTGCAACCTCGTCGACTACTTCAACTTCAAGTCCAAGCCCCAGACGGCCGCCGCCGCGGGCAAGGGCGGCGTGACCACTGGCTACACCTATTCCGCATCGCTCGTGCTGGCGATCTGCGAGGGCCCGATCGACCACGTCACCCAGGTTTGGGTGAACGGCAAACAGTACGCCTTCGGCTCCAACGGCTCGGGTGTTCCGAACACCGCGAACACCGCGGCGCTGGCGCAGGTGAACTTCTCCCTCGCCGTCGGGAATGTCCCGCAAACGCCCTGGGCCGGCCTGCCGGCGAGCCACCAGATCGGCTACTCGGGCCTCGCCATCGCCTATGCGGCGAGCTACCCGCTCGATTCCTCCGCCTCCACGCCGAACCACAGTTTCGAAGTGGTCCGGCAGGTGGGCTTCGGGGTCGGCGCGACGCCCGACGCCGACCCGTCGCTGGTCGTGGCGGACTTCTTCGCGAACACCCGCACGGGCGTGCCCGGCTGGCAGGCCGGGTTGCTGGGAAGTCTCGTCCAGTATCAAGACTACTGCCTGGCGGCGGGCCTGCTGGTGTCGCCCGTTATCGATCAGCAGCGCAGCGCCACGGACTTCCTCAACGAACTGCTGCTGGCCACCAACTCCACCGCGGTGTGGTCCGAAGGCCTGCTCAAGTTCATCCCTTATGGGGACACGCCGCTGTCCGGCAACGGTGCGACCTACACGCCCGACAACACGCCGATCTATTCGCTGAACGACGACGACTACATCGTCAAATCGCCGCGCGACGCGCCGATCACGGCAGACATCAAGGACCAGTCCGACGCCTACAACGTTGTCCAGCTCGAGTACCTGGACCGCAGCAATCAGTACAACATGGCGATCGCGCTGGCCTCGGACGCGGCCAACGTCGCCCAGTACGGCATGCGCCGGAAGGACCCGGACACGGTCCACTGCGTCTGCACGCCCTCCGTCGCGGCCATCGCCGCCCAGCTCTGGCTGCAGCGCACGCTCTACATTCGCGCGCAGTACAAGTTCAAACTCGGCTGGATGTTCGCCCTCTTGGAGCCCGGCGATCTGCTCGAGCTTACTGACGCCGGCCTGGGCCTCGCCGCCTACATGGTCCGCATCACCCAGATCGACGAGGACGAGAAGGACGGGACCCTCGAGCTCACCTGCGAGGATTACCCGATCGGGGTCGGCGGCGCGCCGCTCTACGCGATGCAGAACAGCGCCGTCACGGCGGTCGACCCGGGCGGCGTCGAAGCCAACCTGCTCACCTGGAGCCAGGACTTCACCTCGAGCGCCTGGACGAAGACCAACCTCAACGTCACCGCCGCCGCCGCGCCCGATCCGCTCGGCATCGGCTCGGACGCCCAACGCCTGACGCCCTCGACAGCGACCGGCGCCCACAGCTTCGCTCAATCGATCACCGCCTTCCCGGACGCCCACTACACCTTCAGCATCCACCTCTGCGCGAACGGCTACGGCAAGGCGCAGCTGACCTTGGCGAACGGCGGCGACAGCGCCTCGGCCACGATCGATCTGACGGCGGGCGTCGTGACCGGCGCCGCCGCGACGGGGGCCGCGACCATTGTCGCCTCGTCGGCCGCCGCGCTCTACGCGTCGACGCCAATCACCGCGGGTTCGGCGACCGGAACCACCTGCACGATCACCGTCGGCTCGACCACTGGCCTCGTCGCCGGGCAGCCGATCACGGTAGCCGGCTGCACGCCGGCCGCTTATGACGGAACCTTCACGGTCGCCTCGCTGACCTCGACTACCGTCACCTATGTGTCCGGCGCCGCACCCGCCGGCGCCATGACCGGGTTCGGCGTGGTGACCGGGGGCTGGTATCGCTGCCTCGTCACCGCGACGATCCCGGCCTCGCCTATCGCCGCGTCGGTCAATGTCCTCAACAACGCCGGGCTGTCGTCGTTCGCCGGCGACGGGACGAGCGCCGTGCTCGCGTTCGGCGCCCAGATCGCCCAAGGCGTAGACGCGCGCGTCTACGCAGACACCGGGCTCGGCGCGGACGCGCCGCTGATCTTCAACCCGCCGATCGCGCTGACCCCCAGCGGGGTCGAGATGTGGGCGGCCGTGGCCGGCGGGCTGAACTGGGGCGGCTGCAACGTCCTCGTCAGCTACGACGGCACGACCTACGAGCAGGTTGGAACGGTCAACGGCCCGGCCCGCTACGGCTCGCTCACGGCCGCCTTTGCGGCCGGGTCGGATCCGGACACGGTCAACAGCTGCAGCGTCGATCTCTCGGCGTCCGACGGCGAGCTGATCAGCGCCGCTCAGGCGGTAGCGGACGCCGCGGGAACCCTTTGCCTGGTCGACCCGCTCGTGTCCGCCCAAGCCGAGCTGATCAGCTTCGAGACCGCCACGCTGACGGCGCCGAACCGCTACAGCCTCACCGGCTACATTCGGCGCGGCGTCGAGAACACGCCGATCGGCCTGCACAGCGTCGGCGCGCCGTTCGCGCGGCTCGACCAGGCCATCTTCAAGTTCCCGTACCTGGCGACCCAGGCCGGCCAGATCGTCTACGTCAAGTTCCAGAGCTTCAACTTGTGGGGCGCAGCCGCCCAGCCGCTGAGCGACTGCGTCCCCTACACCGCCGTGCCCGTGCCGCTTGGCGCGCGTGCGCCGTCCGGCTCGGCCTGGTCCGCCATCGGCACGACGCTCTCGAATGGCGGCCAGTCGATACCGGCGATCGTCATCACGGGGCGTCAGACAATCCGTCCGCCCAGCTGATCGACTTCGAATACCGCCCCTCGGGCACCCAGGTCTGGGCCTCCGCCGGGACCGGCAACAACGCCACCACCCGCAAGGAGATCACCTCGGTCCAGCCAGGCCAGACCTACGACGTGTCGGTGCTCTACATCGTGGGCGGGATTCCCTCGAACCGCGAGATCGTCGCCACAGGGATCACGGTCGGCGCGGTGGCCACCACGCCGAGCGGCGGAGGAGGGAGCGGCGGTGGAGGCGGCGGAACGACGCTTCTTGACGACTCGGTCGTCGCCACCGGCAGCAAGACCTTCACCTGCCCGGCCGGCAGCTACACGCAGGTCAACATCGTCCTGACCGGCGCCGCCGGCGCCGGCGACGGGACGTTCGGCGGCAAGAGCGGCGCGTCGGTCGACTTCGGTGGCGGCGGTGGTGGCGTCGTGGTGGTCAAGAACCTCCCGGTCACCCCCGGATCGACCGTCTTTACCTACACCATCGCCGCGGTGGGTTCGGATTCGACCTGCACGTCGACCGGTGTCTCCCTGACCGCTCACTCCGGGACCAACGCTACGCCCTCGCTCTCGGGGACGGGCGGCGCGGCGACGAGCGGCAACACTGCGACCGGCGCCGTCTCCGTCACCGCCTACGCCGGCCACAATGGCGGCATCGTCGACCACTGGACCGGCGGCGGCGCAGCGAATCTCTCCGGCGTCTACGCCGACAACAACACCGATGACACGCCTGGATCGCTGCCCGGCCAGGGCGGCGCGGGATCGTGGATCGGCGTCCAGATGGGCGGCGGCGCCAACCTCCTCATCGTCGCGGTCACGGGCGGGGAGATCCTCACCGAAGGCGGCGCCATCCTCACCACAGAAGGCGGCAATGACATCAACCAGGACTAGGTCGCTCCTCGCGGGGCTGTCTGTCGTCGCGTTGCTCGCGCCGCCAGCGTTCGCGCAGACCAACACCAAGGTCGGCAACCTGCCGGCTGCGTCGGCGGTCAGTTCGACCGACGTCTTTCCTGGCTCGCAGGGCTGCACGGCTGCGCCGCCGAGCGCAGGCTGCACGGCGACCGACGGGGTCACCGCCGCGCAGATCAAGACCTTCACCTCGACGGCGCCGACCTTCAACACCTACGCCGGCCTTCACGCGGTCACATCGATCACCGCCGGCGCTACAGCGCAGCTCGGGACCGGCGGAACGGTCGTCTGCACGACGAGCCACGTCTGTGACAGCCTCTCCGGCGAGCTGACGATCACGACGGGAACCGGGACGCTCGCGGCCGGGACCATCTTCACGATCAACTTCGCCGACACTCGAACCAACATCCCGAACTGTGTGGTGAGCAACTACGGAACGTCGACCGCTGGCTCGTCGATCAACAGCCACACCGACACCGAGACCACCAACACGCTCGCCAGCGCCTCGACGCTCTCCGCCAGCAACACCTACACCGTCCGCTACAGCTGCGGCGGCAACTGATGCCGGTCACCCTCGTCACCGATGCGGCCGACGTGCCGATGGATGCCTCGGTGTTCCCGTGGACGACCCGCCTGAAGTACGCCCGCGTCGCCGAGCTGCTCTCCGACTACCAGGCCAGCAACGCGATGCTGGGCCGCCAGCGCTGCCCGGCCAGCGACTACTTCGCCGCCCACCTGGACGACGACATCCTCGAGGTCGAGGCCTTCGTCTACGGGCACCCCGAATGGGGACCGTGGGCGCTCTGCGAGAGCCTGCACCGCACGCTGGTCTTCAACCACGAGCGCTCGCACCGGCACGGCGCGTTCATCGCCGCCTGGGCGCAGCACTATCTGGCCCTCAACCTGGTCCGCTATCACCCCTACGAGCACGCCCGCGGCGCGCTGGAGACCGCGCTGCGGCATCCGCTGATGCGCTTCGTATCGCCGGCCGCGGCCTACGTGATCCTGGCCTACCTCAACGCCGGCCACCCGAACCCGCGCCGATTCCTCGCCAAGCCCGAGGTGCGCCCCAAGTTCCCCGCCGAGCTCGACCTCGCCGCCTTCCCCGCGCCCGACTTCGACTGACCCCTCCCAGGGAGCATCCGATGCGAAACCGCATCCTCGCCGCGGCGCTCGCCGCCGCGCTG